GTTTATTCCGAATTTTTACCGTTTTTTGCCGTGTTTTCACAAAAGAAAATGCCGTTCATGTGATTCAATATCACGAATGAACGGCATTTTTTGGAGCTAGTGACAGGAGTTGAACCTGCAACCCACTGATTACAAATCAATAATATTTTTCGTATTTATGATATTTTTGCAGTAAATGTTAGCTTATTGTTTGCCTATGGCGTATTTTAAAAGCGATAAATCGTCCGCCTTATCTTACAACAAATATTGCAAAAATTCAACGCATGTATGCGGAGCGTTCTTTTGTAACGGCTTCGCACAGGCCAGAAACAAGGTCTTCCGCCATGCTCCACATGTGATGCAGCTCTACGCCAGCCGCAGAATCCTCGCTGTCAACGCCGGTAAGGATTTTCTGCGCAATGCGGCGGTTTGCGTCAGCGTGCTCCATTTCTTCCCCAGAGAGCTTATACCACTCAGAAGAAGCGTATGGGCAGACGGTTTTATAGTCCATTGCCATGCTTGCGTAGTTCATCGCATCGCTGTATTCTTCGGCCATTTGCTTTGCAGCATGAACAAGTGTGTCCTTATACCCTGCAAACTTTGCTTCGTCCATCATAGCTAGATCCTCCTCCTTACAGTTTTTCCACGGCCACAGCCATATTGTTCACCGCGGCAGCAGTACCGGTCAGCAGGAAGCTCAGGATAGAGCTTTCGCAGCCGCACGCATTGCGCACCAGGAAAGTCAGTGCCAGATTGGTTGGTGCAGCCGCAGCGGCCACAACCTGAGAAGCGGTAGCGCCGATGACAGCCACGCCGTCCTTCTGGCCAGTCAGGGTCACGGTGCCCGCAGCCGTGGGAGCCAGTGTAGCAGACACGGTCACATGGTAGTAGCCCTGACCCAGCAGGGTGATGGCGTTGCCGTCCTGCCGAATGTTGCAGCCAAACCGCCGTGAAGTGATGCCGACAGGGATAATATCGTTTACCGCCACGGTCTGAGCCGAGGTGTTGGCGGTATAAATCGCAGATTTAGACATAAAAATCTCCTTCCTTATATAAAAGGCGGAGCAGCCTTTGCCGCCCCGCCAATCCTCGCCTAAAGGGCGTATGTGTTAGATGTTGCCGCAGCCGTTATTGCAGCCGCAGAAGGGGCTCGGGCCCGCATTGTAGGAGTAGCCGTTGGGGTACTTCACAACGCCGTACATCTGGGAGGCCAGCTCCAGCTGGCTGATCCGCTGATTCTGGGCCGCGATGGTCTGCTCATACTGCTGCTTCTGCAGCTCGGCAAACTTCGCGTCGATGTTGGAGTTGATCGCGCAGGTCTGCTTGTCCATCTGGGCTGCCAGGTTGGCCGTTGCCAGCCGGTTGTCGCAGCAGCACTGAGCAAGCTGTGCCTGGATGCCGTTGCCGGTCTGCAGGATGGTGGTGTTGGTGCCTGCCTGAGCCAGAGCAACTTCTTTACCCAGCTGGCCGATGCCTCCCTGCATCTCATAGCCGAGATTACAGATACCGTTGCCGATGTTGGTCAACCGGTCATTCAGCTGGCCGAACTGCTGGCCGAAAAGAATTTCCTGCTGGCTTGCAGCGGTGGCGTACTGACCAAACTCGCCCTGACGGTTTCCCCACAGGCCACCGCCGCCCATAAAGACGAACAGGAAGAGGATGATGATCCACCACGCGCCGCTCTGGCCCCAGCCGTCGTTATCGTTGCCACGGGTCACGGCAGCGATATCGCTCAAAGACATGTTATCCATAGTTGATTTCCTTTCTTGCGAATAGTGAAATTATTTCAAATCGTGCGCACGACTTGTCGATTACTTGAGCAGGGGCATGATCTGATTTGCCATTGCCTCGAGATACTGATACTGAGCATCCGACATCTGACCGGACTTCCGCAGCATCTCCACCTGTTGCTTCGGGTCGCCCTTAAAAGAGGCCCGGAACTGCTGGAACTGCTGCAAAATCTGCGCCATGTTGCCCAGAGGGCCGGGAAGGACGGACGGCGAACCGCCTCCCATGAACTGCATAAGCGGATTTTTCATAATTTAACCCTCCTTTGCCCTTGCGGTCTTGTTTGCGGGAACGGATTGCAACTGAGTCACAATTTGAGATGCAAAATTGTTGAGCTTTTCGTCTAACTGTGCCGCTGTAATATACTCGGTTCCACTCGAAACGGGCTGCTGTATAGTCGTTGGTTTAAACTCTGCAAGCTTGTAATATTTTGTGTTGGAGTAGCCGATAGCATCTGCGGTTTTTACCGCAATTGCATAATCATTTTGAATCATGAACCATTTCGTTTCGTTTGCTTGAACAACAACTTTTTCTACGTCGTATACGCTCGGAACGACGATAAAAGGATTAGAACCGACGGCTTGAGCTTGGCATGGATTTTGCCAATTCCTTCCGTTTTGGGGTTGATCGTTATAAGGTAACATCATGATTTTGCCCTCCTTGCACCCCCATCCTACCACTCGCCGCGGAAGCAAGAGACAACGAGCGTACAACGAAGGACGAAAAAGAAAAGCGCCCACACGGAAAAATCCGCATGAGCGCTTGGGTTTGAGCTGTTATTTTGTATGCGCCTGCAAAAATTCTTCAACTGCCTGCTTTAATACGGCATTTGGGGTCGTTCCAGCCTCTATGCACGCCGCCTTAAACTTTTCCGCGTAGTCCTTTTTTACGCGGCAGGCCAAGCTTGTCATATTTTCTTTGTCCCATTTGGCATTGGATGCCTTTTTCTTTTCAGAAATCATAAAAATGCCTCCCGTTTCATTTGCCCAAGTATAGCAAAAAACAGCACTGTTTACAATACCAAATATGCACAAGACGGCACTATAAACATTGTCGAAAATGCCAATTTACATACACTGTAAATAGTGCTATACTATAATCACAGCAAGGAAAACAAAATATTGGAGGACCATTATGAACGAGTTATTTGATCAAAAGGTTTTGGATTTTCTTTCTAATCTTGAAGAAGAAAGTTTTTACAGTTACACTCAAAACCCTTGTGAAAAAACCAAGGATATCCACGAAAGGGCAAAAAAGAAATTGCTTGAGTATGCGCACAAATACGGAATTGCATAAACAACAAAACCCCCGATGCTCCAAACGGAACACCGGGGGTTACTTTACTCAAAAACTTTTGCAATGCCTTTCAGCCGGTAGCCTATCGCCGTCCGGCTGTAATGTGTCTGTGCTGCAATGTCCGGCAGCGGGAGCCGCTCAACGTACCGCAGTAAGGCTATCTTACGGTCAACCCTCCCAAGCGGTGCGCTTTTGATGGCGGCGGTCATCTGCTGTCGGTCAAGCCCTTGCAGCACAGGGGGCAGCATTACACGAGCCGCCGCCACAGGCAGCACCGAGCCAAAAAGGCTGCGGCAGCTGTCCGGCGTTGCGCACCATATTGCCAATGACGGCAAACTGGTGACAAAACGTCACTATTTTGGCAACGTCGGGAAAATGGTATGTTTTCGCGAGGTCACGAAAACGTGCGTGTATGGCGTACATTTTGTTGGTGCCAACAAAATGCTCGTATGTAGTGCTTGCCATGATATCCTCCTTACTGCTTTTCAAGTGCCGCTTTCATGCGGTCAAAGAAAAACTGGATCACGATGCCGATGGTCTCATCGGTGATGGCCCACGAGATAAATTTGCCCCACTTGCTGGCGCTGAGGGCCGTGCGGAGCATCTGCGCCACCCACGCCTTACGCTCTGCGCCTCTTTTGGTGCCCTGAATTTCGTGCTCTGCCTGCTCGATCAAGTCAAGCACGGTGCCCTTGACAGCCGCGCCATAGCCCAGCCGGATGCAGCCCAGTGCGTAGAACGCAAAGCCGCCCAGCATGAGCACGAGGGCCACAGGGGCAGGAAGTGCGGTCAGAATATTACGGATTGCTTCCATGATTGGTAACTCCTTTCAAAAGATAGTTGTCGATGTCGGTGCGGCTCTTCTGCATCCCCTCGCGGTTGTTGCCGGACAGCTGCGCATCCAGAAGGTTGCGCACCCCGTCGAGGGTAAGACGGCTCACCTCGTCGATTTCTTCAAAGCGGCGCAGATCCCGGGCAAGGGCCTGCGTGTGTTGGAGCTGGCCCTGCTCTAAGGTTCCGATGCGCTTGTCCATCTCATCCAGCCGCTTGTTCTGCACGTTGTCCGGCTCCTGCGCCTTTTTGATATATTTGTGAATGATTTCCAGCACCTTGTCGATGGTGATGGCCGCAGCACACAGGCTGCCCAGGATGCCCAGCACCCACAGCAAAGCTTCTTTTTCGGTCATTTGCCCTCCCGGAGACGGGTCAGACCCTTCTTGCGGATGATACGAGGGTAGTTGATCTCGGTCACATTGAGGTCAACATTGCCAGAGATGCCCGGCACGCGGCCCTTGCTGGTGTGCTGGTGGGCGTTGTACTTGAAATCCACCTTCGGTGTCTTGCCGGTGTAGTCAGCAAGCCATACGTCATAAGGATGCAGAGCCGCACCGCCCACAAAGAGATGTGCCTTTGCAAAGCTGGTATAGGTGTAGAGCTGGGCATAGAAGCCCAGATGCTCGATCTCGTGCAGGGCTGTTGCCACGTGGTCAGTAAGTTCTTGCGTATTCAGTACCGCAAGACGAAAATTCTCCACATCCATAGCAACCGGAAGAGTCAGCTCTTTTCCACGAACAGCCTCTTTCAGCATAGACAGCTCTGCATTCAGGCCAGCCTGCGTGGTGGCTGTGCTATACCAGTATACGCCAACGTCAAGCCCTGCGGCCTTTGCGCCGGCGTAGTTCTTCTCAAAGCAGGGGTCAAAATAAGGATTGCCGCCCTTGTTGCCCAGTGCACGCAGCATTACGCCCCTGTACTCCGTAGACTTGACTTTCTCCCAGTCGATTGTGCCCTGCCAACGGCTCACGTCGATGTACCGGTAAGGTGGTTCCCCTGCCCACCCGGTCACGGTGTCCACAGTGGGCACGTCCGGTGCAGGGGCAGGTTCTTCCTTGTCGGCGCTGTCACCGGCAGCGTGGGAGAGCGCAGAGAAGATATCCCGCAGGAATTCAAGCATTACTTTCAACCTCATAAAAACCCTCCTCCGTCAGCTTTTTCATCACGGCATCCTTGTACCGGTCAGGCACGTTGTCGATGGTAAAAGCGCCGTCAAAGCGGTGCAGTTTGATTTGGGTTACATAGAACAAAACCATAGTATCCTCCTTACTGTGCGGCCAGCAGGTCGAGCATAGCCGCTTCCAGAGCAGCAAGGCGCTCTTCTGCGGTGGGCAACTGTGCCTTTTCCTCTGCTTCCTTGCGGGCCTTTTCCTGTGCGGCCAGCTCTTCGGCAGTGTACAGCACATACCGCTGTACCTCCATCTCTTCGTCGTAGGCATCCTGAGCCGGAACGGCTTTGACATCCACGACTTTCTTTACGTCTTTTCCCCCGTTTGGATATTCACGGATGGTCTCGTAGTGGCTGACCTCTTCCACGCCCGCCACAGCATCGTGGTGGATGGTCTGGGTCTCCTGCTTGAGGTAGCCTTTCGTCAGGTCGGGGGTGGCGATTTCTGCGTTATTACTGTCAATGATTTTCATGTGTGCTCCTTTCGGTTACGCCACTCTGCGCCATATGTGTGTGCAGTATGCCGGTGGTTGGACGGTATCGGATGCGCCGTAAACACTACTAGAACGAGAAGCATCAAAAGATGTAACGTCATCAGCTACAATTTTCTCCGAGTTTACATCATAAGAGCCGTTTTTGTTCCCCGAAGCTTTATTGGTTAAAAATGCTCCTCTGCTTCCGCCAACAACGCCATAATAAGTTGCGTTGTTACCTCTGGAATCAAAATCACCCGTAATATTCGGCAGCCCTGCCTCCAGCTTTGTTCCAGCCGGATGTAAACTGCTTGCACCCCAGATAGTGCAATCCTCGATGCGCTCCCATGTGCCGCCGATAAAGCTTGCCGGGCTGGTGGGATCGTCGCTGAACCAGAATTTGATTCTGGCGAGGTCTTCTTCTCGCTGGGCGACGAGAGCTTTCAATGCCCTCTGTGCGTTGTTGACCTGCATCATCAGGTAGTTGTACCCGTGCTGGTTGTCCAGACCAGCTTCTGCGCCGGTCGGGGCGATGATCTGACCGGATGTCCAATTTTCCGGGAGATCAGCGGGAAGAGGAATGTTTTTCAGGATATCATCCGCCATAAAGCAATGTTCCCTCCTTTAAGATAATGGTGTGTTTGAACTTTGTTCTGGACGTGGTTTCGATGCTGACATCGTCCTGTGTGAGGGCGGCTCCGAACGCATCTTGCGCGGAGATGGCAGAGACTTTTGTGATCTTTTCCGATGGCAGAAGCTCATACTGCAGCGTGACTGCCGCACCGGAAAGGCTCTTTGAGAGGTTCGGAACGGTATAATCGCCGTTCAGCTGCACCATGTTGATGTGATCCGCCAGGTACGAGGCTAGGCTTGCCAGGAACAGCGGGGTCACAGATGCGGAAGCGGGCGCGGCGGCCGTCACCGGGACAAAATAATTTTGTCCCGGTGACGCGAAAGCGTCCTTGCCCAAAAGCCAGCTGCCCAGAAGATAGTGATACCGGCTTCCGATTGCCAGCACGGTGTCTGCGCCCTCCAGAATGGATAGATTTACGTCCACGTCCGTTTTTTCGGTAATTCCGAAATAGCAGTCCGATGCGTACAGCGTTTCTCCCGCATCGTTCAGGAGCTCATAGTGGTTGACGGTCGAATTACCTGCCTCCGGTTCAATGGATGCTTCCAGCTTCAGGTTCTCACCCTCGATCATCAACATTTCAGAACCCACCTGCAGTGTCGCAGATGCAATGACGCTTTTCAGCGGTTTCACGGTCGTTGCGCGGTTGAGCCGTGCCGTCGTGGCAAGCTCTGCCGCCTTGTGCGCCACGTCCAGAAGAAGCGTCCGCGTCAGTGTCGGCGATGCAGCAGCCTTTGCGGTCGTCCATCCTCCGAGCTCGGCAAAAGGCTTTTTCCCAAGGTCCCAGCCGCCCAGGCGATACTGATAAGCGTATTTCTGCACATCGACCTGCTCTGTGATCAGGATCCCGGTCTTGAGGTACGGCATACTGATAAAGACGATGTGAGCGGGCTTGATCTGGTTGATCAGGTGCGTCACCTCGTCGTAGTACGACTGGCTCTTTGCGCTCGTCGCAAGCCTCAGCTCGTAGAGCGGGTATGTGATGGAGCACGTCCATTCACCCGCGCCAATCAGCTCATCCAGCTTCTGATACAGAAACCCCAGTGTGTAGGGCGGGCGGGTCGCAATGCGGGTCATTACACGCTGCCTGCGGAACGCCAGAGATTCCTTTTCCGGGACAGCCACGATGTGAAACACCTTTTCCCACTGTGCAGCGGAATCCTCGTCCATGGTCTGGAAAAAGAAGTTGCTTTGGACCCCTTCCACGGAACCGGCCAGCAGGTCAAACTCCGCCTTTTCGGCATCACAGATCTGCTGATAGTCCTGCACTTCCCGGTAGATGGGCGGCAGCAGCGGAAGCAGGTCGTGCGAGAGATCAAGCTTCATGCAGCGTCACCGTCCCAACCACAGGGACCTGCTGCCGTTCGCCGGTCTCTGTCAGAATCAAATCGTCCGCTGCTCCGTTCAGCTGGGCGTTTGTCACGTTTACCACGCCCTCTGCCGTGATGATGGCCGCAGATACGCGGGCCGTGTAGACGTTGGCGCTGTATTCAATGCTGGTTTTGCTGATATTGGTCGCCCAGCTTTTCCGTACATTGAGCAGATATGCCTCCAGCGCCTCCCGTACCGCGGTGCGAACTGTATCCAGCGAGTAGCTGGGCAGGAGCGTCACCGATGCGGTGACCGAAACTTCCAGCTTCTCCGGGGCCGTGATCGTTGCCTTTGCACCGATGGGCGCAAGACCAAGTCCCTGCCCGGAGTTCGGCACCGGGTCGATGGCGTTCTGAATGGTCTGCACAAGGTCGGTGGATGCAGGCAGCCAGTCCGCACCCAGCACGGAGCAGAGCACCGTGCCGCCGCCTCTCCATGTCGGGTATACCTGCACAGCGCCCACGCCGTCCAGCTTCTCGATTTCCTCCTTGTACTGCGCCACATTGCCGCCAAAGGAGCGGCTGTTCATCGCCGCCTCGATGCGGGCGCGGAATTCGTCATCGGTCTCGGTCTCGTCTCCGGGTGTCAGGATATCCGAGATCCGGGCAGAAGTCAGGCCCTGAATGGTGTCGATGGGGAGGATAGGGCCGGTGTAGTCGTTGCCGATGGTGCCGGGCGTTTCGGCCAAAAGGCGGTAGGTGTGCCCGGAACCCAGAGCGGACAGCGCAATAAAATTGATACTGTCCGCGCCGTTGATGGTAGAGAACCGGCTGCCCAGCGGGATCGCCACATTGAACTCGCCTTTTCGCACCGCCGCCGTGGCCTGCTTGCGGGTAACGCTGGCGATGGGGGCCAGCAGATCCAGCGCTCTGCCGGTGGCTGTCTGAAAAAACGCCTGCCGCTGCACCATGTTCAGGGAAAGGAAGAACCCCTCAAAGACATAGGCGGCGGGAGAAAGAGCCGTTGGGATGGGGCTTGTGTCCCGCTTGTCGTAGTCGTCCGGGATCTGAGACAGCATATAGTCCAGAATCGCCCGGTACTGTGCGGTAGAAAAATCGATCATGCTGCGGTGTTCACCTCCGTGCTTGCCTGCATTTCGCCGTAGATTGTGGAGACGGTAAAGGATGCTGTCAGGGCCTGTCCCTGCACCGTGTAAGAGAAGTCCTTCACGCCGGTTACCCGGTCGTCCACAGTCAAGGCCTCTTCCAGGCGGCGCTGCAGTTCGGCAGCCACATAGCCTGGGTTTTGCCCCAGCAGCCCCTCCCACTCCATGCCGCTGTAAGAGCGGAAGATCTGCCAGCGATAACGTTCCACGTTCAGAATGATAGTCACGGCCTGTTTTACAGCCTCGTACCCATCGCATTCCCCGGTGATGCGGCCAGATGTCTGGTCAATGAACCAGGTTCTGGACGGCTGAGAAACGTACTCCACGCCGCCGGAAAGGTCGATGGACGAGCCTGTGGGAAGCGTAGCCATTACGATTCACCTCCGTATACTCGGGAAAGAACAATGAACTTCTGGCCGCTCTGAACGCGGAGGAGCAGCACTTTGTCCCCGGCTTTCAGGGCCGGGTTCAGGATGATGTACTTTTTGTCCTTGCTCAAAGGCAGCGCAGCGCCGTTTTCCCAGCCCACAAAATTTTCTGCCTGCACTTTTGCATCAAATCCATCCGGCAGGGCCGACCACTCCGTGAAGTAGGGCGGAGCCGTAAACGCGTCCTCGCTGAGGCCGGACGGCGTTGCGTGCTTGTGCTGCAGGATCTTGATCTCGTGCCTATGGCGCAGGATGGGAATTTTCTTTTCAATGACAGGCTCTGCCAGATAGAGCACAGCCTGCTTCAGTGGGGCCATTGCTTCACTGATCTGGATCTCCAGCTCATCATCATCCGGCGGGGATTTCGTTACCGTGCCGATTTGCAGGTCTGTGGGCTGCCCGGCATCGTTGGTCTGCCGGTTGATCTCCTGCAATACTCCCAGTAAATCCACGCTTCTCCCTCCTTACAGTGCTTTTGCTTCCAGTTCCATGGTGTGCTCGTCATTTTTGAAGGTGTGCTCCACCTTTTCCAGCATGACATACTGTTTGAACGGTTCGCCGTCCAGATCGGAAAGGTTCACCAGAATGAGTGCCCCGGCCCGCAGGCCCGGCACGCCCAGAGAAGAGAACTTGAGCTGCTGCAATACCCGGTTGTAGTATTCCAGGCTCACTTTCGCCTGTTCCTTTACCTGAGCATCGTTGGCGGCCTCGTCCACGGTCTGATACAGCTGCAAAAGGCCCCACTTCCCGATGTGTTCCGAATCCTTCATCACGAAAACATCCGCCTTTCCTGTCTCCTGATTGGGCCGGGCCAGCTTGATGCTGTTGTAGGTCTGGGTGTCGATGGAGGAATCGAAGGTATAATTCGTCATCAGGCTGTAATCACCGATGACGATGTCGGTTTTCAGGTCGTTGGCCTCTTTCAGGGCCAGTCCATCACCGGAATCGTAGAACACATAAACCTTGCCGGTGTTGAGCAGGGTCTTTTGCACCGCGGTGTTGATGATGTCGATGCAGCTTTTGTCCTGCATGATGAGGGAGGGCAGCTTATAGCCGGTGTCCGCCAGCTCGCCCACGTCCAGCTCAAAATCCTCCGCGATCTGCCGGATGATGTCCCCGGCGCTCTGGCCGTAGAAGGAGTAGCTGGCATTGGCCTTGAGATACCGGATGCGGTCATAGCAGACCACGTCCACCGGCCCCCAGCGGTCAAAGCCACGGGTGAACACCCAGCCGTAAAACTGAAGCTGACCATCCACGGAAAAGCGGATCACGTCTCCCTCTTCCAGCTTGGATTCCGGGGTGCGCAGATAGGTAAAGGTCAGCTTGCCCGGCTGACCGGTGCGCTGGGTAGACCAGACCACCTGCGTGGTGCTGTTCGTCAGGTTCAGGGTGTTCCCGGTGGCTTTCTGAGCGGCCAAAAGCTCATAGGTCATCCTTCCACCTCCTGCAGGCTGTTCTCCGGCATCCAGCCCAGCACAGTGCCGCCGGTGTCTGCCACGCAGACGGGGCAGGGCCGGGCGCGGTCGATGATGCGCCGCACCACAACGATCTGGCCATGGATGCTGGTCAGAACTTCCTCCCCGCTGCCGGTGCCGTAGACTTTTCCGGTGGCTTTCCGTCTGGCCCCCACAACGAGCTTGTCTGAGGGAGTGCTCCTGGTGGGGGTCAGAGAGAGCTTTACAGCGCCTGCGGCATCCACCGCAGTGTTGTTTACCGCCGTAGCTGCTGAAACAGCCCGTGCGGCCACGCTGGCCACATCAGAGACGATGCTGGCCGGGGAAAAGTTTCCGGTCTGGCCAGCGCCCTGCACAACAGCCCTCTGTGGGGAGTAATCCTTGTACTCGGTCAGGCTCAGGTCAAAATAGAAATCTCCCGTCTCCGCGCCGCGCTCCTCTGCCTTGAAACTGGTAACAAGGCACCGAAAGCCCAGGCTCGGCCCAAGGAACGGTACGCCGTTCTCATAGAACCGGACGGGCGTGTAGACGATGGGGGACTTTTTCTTCATGGCGGTGGTGAAGAATGCCATATACACCGCCGGGGGAAGATGAATGCCGGTCTGGCCCGGCAGCCGCCGCCCGGGCAGCAGGCCCGAAATGGACACGGTGCGCAGGTTCGGCGTGCGAGGCTGCATGATAGGGCCAAGGCCCAACACGTTATAAGTTCCGTTGTCAGCAGAAAGGGTCTCTGGCAGCTTTTCCGGGTTGATGGGCAGAGCGATCACCGCTGCGCCGCTGGAAAAATACAGTTTGTACAGGGACATCTCTTTCTCCTTACTGCACGGTGACGGTGCTGCCTGCGTTCATCAGATCCACCAGAACGTCCCGCAGGGTGTCTGCCAGATTTCGGGCATCCTTTTCGGTGTTGCCGGTGTTCTGCCCCTGCACGGTGATCATAGGGGTCTGGCTTGTCAGGTTGACGTTGTTGACGTACTTGCGCTCCGCCACATCCACCAGCATCTTGATCTGCTCATCGGACAGGTCAACTGTCTTTGCGATCTTGCCGGTGTTCTTTTCGATGTTGCCCAGCAGGTCTTTCACGTCTGCCGCCTGCGGAATTTCCAGCTGTCCCGTGCCGGTGCCAATAAGGCCGGATTTTCCGAGGTTCGCGCCCCAGTTATAACCGGCTTTATAGGACTTGCCCAGGTCGAAGTTCTCAATGGGCTTCATGTAGTCAGTCCAGCCCATCGAATTTTTTCGATTCTGGTTTTCATTCTTCTTTTGTTCTACATAAGAATTGAATCCAAGTCCTTCTGTAAAGCCAAAGTGCTCACCGATAACAGGGATTTTTTGCACAAGCTTTTCAAATGCTTGCGCAATTCCTTGAACCCACTGCAAAAAAGAAATATACAAATCGTTTAACATAATGGTAAACGACTGTCCAAAATTGTCCGTCGAGTTCAAGAAAAAGTTGATGAGTGCCGCAAAGCAGTTCCAGACCGGAACGACAAAAGTATTTAGAGCAACCGCTCCCATTGTGGTAAAGGCTCCGGTGATGATGCCCGTGGCCGAAATGCTGGAACCGGTCAGCTTGTTGAATGCTGCCACGCCGCCATACAGAGCAGCCACCAGCGCCAGAACCGCCGCCGCAGTCAGGGCGATGGGATTCGCTGCCATAACAGCGTTATAGAATGCCTGCATGGACGCGGCTGTTTTTGTAGCCGTTGCGAGGATGTTTGTCCAATTGGCGGCAATCAGGAGCACGCCGAACGCCGCGCCCAGGCTGACTACCAGAGGAATTGCAACATCCAGATTGTTTGCCACCCAGTTGATGGCCGTCAGAAGCGGGTCAAGCGCCCGGACAGCGGTATTGCTTGCCACCGTCCAGACCTGCGCCCAGGTCATGGGGGTCTTTTCAAACTCCGCGTTCGTGTCCTTGGCCGCCGCAAACAGTGCGTTTTTCACAATGTCGGCAGTGATCTGTCCCTGAGAGCCCATCTCGCGCAGCTCGCCCACGCTGACTTGCATATAGTCTGCAATGGACTTTGCGAGGGCAGGGGCCTGCTCCATCACGCTGTTCAGCTCATCGCCGCGCAGAACGCCGGATGCAAGGCCCTGTTCCAGCTGAAGGATTGCGGCCTGCGCAGACGAACCGGACGCGCCGGAAAGGGCCAGCTGTTTGTTCAGCTGCTCTGCGAACTGCACGATCTCTTTGGAGCTGCTGAACGCGTCACCGGCCATGGTGCCCAGCTGGGAGACCAGCCCAATGGTATCGGTAAAACTGCCCCGGGAACGCTGGGCCGACTGGTAGATCATCGTTTCCAGCTCCTGCGTGGTCTGCAGGCCGTCGTTCATTCGATCGAGCCGGGCACGCATGGAGACCAGACTGTCAGACAGGTCAACGGCCTTTTTCAGGCCCTGAATGCTGATATAGGACGCAACAAGGCTTTTCAGACTTTGCGTCAGCTGATCCGCTGATTTTTTTGCTTCATCCGTGCTCTTTTTGTGATCTCTGTTTGCTGTGGTAGCCTTCTGTGCGGCTTCTGCCGCCTTTGTAGCTGCGGATGCAAGCTCTCCCAGAGTGTCTTTTTGCTCTTGCATAGATTTAGCTACATCAGTTTGCGCCCTCGCCATATCTGCCAGAGAACTGTTTACGTTCACAATAGCGTCCACGACCTTAGAAAAATCTCCATTGGCAGAGGTTCTCAGAACGCCAGTTGCTACCGCTGCTTTTTGAGCGTATTTTAGATAGCTCGAAAATGCAGAGGAAAACCGATCCTGAAGGACAAGCGTTTCCTGAATTTTAGCCATTTCGTCCCGCCTCCTTCATCCGCTGGGTCTCTTCTCTGCGCTTTTCCATGGAGCGCAAAGCAAATGCCCTGACCAGCGCCTTTTCACGCACCGGCAGGGCATCGTACTTGCCCGGGGGCCAGTTGAGATTGACGAAGCAATAGTAAGCCACCAGCACGTCAATATCCCATCTGTCCCCGGAGATCAGTTTTTTGCCTCTTCGTCCAGACTCTTGTCAAAGCCGGAGAGCTTGCTCACGGCATCGATCAGGCGGCCAAACTCACCGGCCAGAAGCATCTTGCCGGGAACCTGAACCGGGTCTTTGGTGCCGTATTTCTCACACAGCTCCGCGCTGCGGAAATCCGGAAAAACAGTGGCTTCCACGATAGTGCGGGCACTCAGCTCGTTGGCATCAATGGAATCCTGCCACTGGCCGTCCACCTTTTTCTGCCGGGTGGCCGCTTTGATGATAGCAGCGTTCTCCTCCTGGGTCAGGGAGCGGATCTTAAAGGGGACAGGTTTGCCGTCCTCACCCAGAAAGCGCTTGGAAATGATGACCTCCTTTTCCTCGCGGGTCACAGCGGGATGCAGAAATGCAGAAAGTGCGCTCATAAAAAATACCTCCTAAAATCAGTTGCTGCCCAGATTGGCAGGGTCTTTGAATGCTTCCAGACGCTTGACGCTGGTATAGCTGAAATTGAAATCATAGTTCAGCATGGCTTCCTCGTCGTCCAGAATGGACAGCGGGATATCGCCGGTCAGCACACAGCCATAGTAGCCCATCACCTGCGAGCCCACGCTGGACGTGGGGTCCTGGTTGGTGATGGTGATGTCAAACATGTCCTGCACGCCGTTCTCGATGTAGTTCAGCACCATATCGGTGAACAGGTTGCTGCCGTTGGAGCCAAAATAGACGTTGCCGGTGCCGGTCTGAGTGACACCGTTTGCCTTTTTCTGCACCTTGCGGGTGCCGATGGTCTTCATGTCCGAAGTCTGAATGCCCGCGATGGTCTTGATGTTCCGCATACCTGCGGCTTCCAGAATGCGGCCGTTCCGGGTGATGGTGATCTTGCCCTCCGCACCGTTCAGGGTGTCCTGAGCCATTAAATAACTCATCTTTGTTCCTCCTTACGCCACATCCAGAGTGATATAGATCTTGTTGGTGCTGCCCACGGCCTCGATGGCCAGAGTGATGAGCACGGCATCCTTTGCCTCGCCCGCTTCCACAATGACATCGGTCTCGCCGTAAAAGTTCTGGATGCCGCCGGATGCCTGGATCTGATCCAGATATTTGACGATGGCGCTCTTGTACTGGCGGCGGCCGTCCTCGGTGTTGTCCACAATGCCCACATAGCTCTGGGCGAACTGCTTGTACAGGTCGTTGGCAATGGTGTTGCACAGCCGCATGGTGCGGTTGTAGCGGTACACCTCGCCGATCTCGCTGGTATAGGTGACCAGAGAGTTGATGTCATACTCCACCCGGACGGTGCCGTCATCTGCGTTGAACACAAACTTGCCCGCGTTGATGGCATCCACATACTGGTTGTGGGTCATCTTGGGGGAAACGTCCACCGCGTTGGGAACGGCGGCATTCGTCAGGTCGTTGGCGTAGGTCGCGCCGGAAAGCGCACCGCCGACCCACCAGACGGCTTCCTTCGGGGTCAGGGTGGTGCCATCGTTCATCACCAGACCGCTGCAGACGTTGACGATAAAGCGGGTGTCAGGGTTGGTGGCATTGGCTTCCACCAGCTGAGAGAAGCGGCCCACTTCGGTGTTCACGCGCTTGATAAAGGTCTCCATCGCGGTCTTTACGGTGGCATCCTCGCCGTCGTACAGCATGGAATCGAAGTTGTAGGGCTCGATGTTCGTCAGGTAGGTGCTGTATGTGGCGGAGTTCACCTCGCCGTCCTTGCCGCCGGAAAGCTGGGTGCCGACATTTGCGGCCAGAGTGCCCGTGCCGCTGAAATCCACCCAGTCATTGCCGGTCAGGTCTGCAACGGTCTTGCCCGTCTGCTGATCCTTCACCACACCGTCAACGACCGTGGAGACCTGGAAACTGCCCGCAGGTTCCGTCAGTGCAGTAACGATCACCACGATATCATTGCCCCGGGAGCCGGGATATTTTGCGGTAGCCGTCAGCGGGGCGATAGCGCCGGTGGCCTTTGCGCTGTCCGCAACGGCCGGGCGGTAAAGCAGCAGCTTGGTGGGTGCTGCGGTGCGGTTGGAGCCGCTGAAGATCATGGATGCAAAGCGATTGTGTGCGTCTGTGATGTCGTAGCCGGTATAGGGGGTCAGGTCATCTCCGGCGGCGATCTCCATCACCTTGCCAACGGGACCCCAGCTCATGGGTTCGCAGATCGTGACCTTGCCGCGATCACCAACGGTCAGATTCTGCTGGTTCTTGGAGCGAAATTTGAAGTAAATGCCGGGCCGCACCTTGTTCTGTACAGTCCAGGTTCCGCCTGCTGCCATAGGGTGTCACTCCTTCCAAAATTCTTTCACAGCGGCCGCAGCCTCTGCGAGGGTGTAAAACGGTTTGTGTAAAACAACAGCCAGAAAATCCGGCTGATACCCCGCAAAACGCGGGTCTTTCAGCAGCACTTCCCGGCTGTATTGGGTATTATCCTGTTTCATTGGTCTACCTTCTGGTTTACGGTCTGGGTCTGCATTTTCACTGCGTCCACGGGCTTTTCCACAAAGACACGCAACTCAAACTTGTAATGCAGGCCGTCATCGTCGATATCCGCGCTGCGCTCGTAGGCGTGCAGGAGCTTTTCCGCTTCTGTTCCATCGGAATAGGGGAATGTTTCCATGCAGAAATCGAGCGCCTCAGCGGCTTTGTTGTACTGCTGGCGCAGGTCTGTGAGGTTATAGTCCAGCAGATAGGTCAGGTCGAGCCGGATGGTGCGCAGCCAGCGCCCGCCGGGGTAAGGCTTGATATCACTGCCCCGCTGCTGGATAAACATGCAGGGCGGCTCTACGCCTTGCTGTGCAGGGTCTTCCAACATCTGCACACCGGGCAGGAAGGGAGCCAGATACTCCGCCAGAGACCGGGCCAGCGTTGTAATGGTAAAGTTCATTTCAGCATCTCTCCCAGCTTGTTCACGGCTTTTTCTGTCTCTACTTTCACGGTGTGCTTGTATGCCTCAATCCCTGCATCGGACATGTGCAGGCCCTCAACGTAGGTCGTTTTCGTGCCCACCATCATGCCAACCTCGCCCCGGCGGCCCGGGTCGTATTCCAGCATTCCGGTATAAGGGTTTGCGTACAGGCCCGGCACGAAGTGCTTGTCCATCCGGTGGCCGTCGTTGACATAGGAGGCGTACTCCTTGTTGTTGTTCAGCTCGGTAACGATCTCCCCGGCCTGCCTCTCGGGTTCAGTTCGACTGTCAGTCGCCCAGTGCTGTTTCAGCTCGCCGGTGCGGGTGTTGGTTCCGCTCAGGCTGTCCGCTGTGGGCGGGGTCTTATCCTGCGCCGCTTCCACGGCCCGGAGGGTGGCATTGCGGGCAACATCTGCGAGCATTTCGGGCAAAGCGGCCTGCGCCGCTTCCAGCTTCTTGATGTACTCCTGCAGGTTCATTTCGCACGCTCCTGACTGAGAAGCGTGATCTCCTGGTGGGCCAGCCCGGGCAGCACCGCCCCGAAGGGCTCATAGTACAGGTCAGGGTCCCCGGCAAAATACCGGGTCTCCTGCAGCGCATATCCCAGCCGCGCCCCTCTGTGGATCACTAGCTCATCACCGGGCTTGATATCCACATTGATATCGCAGGCCAGCTTGTCCGTTTTCTGGACATTGGCTGCTGTCTGGGTCATCGTCGGGGCCTTGTCCTGGCTGCGGTACACCCGGCACGGAACACCGGAGCGGATGACCTTCCGTTCCTTGCGGGTCAATTGGCCGTCCTTCACGGTTTCCGTGCGCCTGATCTCCATCAGGTCGGTATACCAGTCACTCCAGTTCATGGGTGCACCTCACATCACAAAAGTTCCGGCCGCACCGATAAAGCGGGCACGGTTTGCCAGCATCTGACCGTAGGTGGTGGCGTTCAGGTCGCCCCAGTCCTCTGTTCCTGCGGTCAGGGCGCTGGTGTCGTAGGTCACGGAGCTGTCGCCCAGCGTGGCAGACTTTACCACACCCACCAGAGCGCCGGACGCTGCCGCCTGCGCCGGGGTGGCGGTGTTCTCCGCATAGGTGCGCAGCTGCAAAGTGACGTAGTGGGCCACATAAAGCCCCACGGCATAATGCCAGCTGTCCAGCCATTTATCAGGCTGAATGCTGACGTTTGCCATTTTTACGATCTCTTCCAGCAGCGCATCCGGAAGGTGGCAATTGCCGTCCGCGTCACAGAACTGCGGGTATTCCGCCTTGAACTGCTCCGGGGTGTAATTACCCACGCTCTGCCCCAGATTTGCGGCCTGCGCAAGAACGCCCTGAAACTGCGGTTTCATCGTCCAGCACATGGGCATCCTCCTCAGTCTTTCTGCTGGTCGGCAGGCTTGTCCCAGTCCGCAGTCTTTTTCTTGCGGACGGGCTTGTCTGCGGCATCCTGTACGGCCTTGTCACTGCGGTTCGTGGGCACGATGTCACCATCGGCCACCAGCGCCTTGAAATAGGTCGTCTCTGCCGCCCAGCCCGGCACTTCGACCAGCTGCTCCCTGTGGAGCGGGAAGGTCTGAGAGCCGTCTGCGCTGGGCAGGATGATGTTTGCTTTGGAAAGCACGAAAGCCATTTCTGCCACCTCCTGATCAGATGCCGTCCACGTACAGCATGGAGGTCTGGTACATGAGCTGCACCTCGGATGCGTTTGCCATATAGGCGGTGTCGTAGCAGACATTGGTGACGTTGGGGGCGCTCATCACGCGGGACAGGGGAACCAGCTCGTCAGCCTTGACAAAGCGGCGGTTGTTGACGTACACCACCATGCGGTCGCCGCCGGAAGTACCAGCGCCCTTGACCCAGCGGGTGGGAACGATCTCCAGATCCACGCCGTGGTTTGCGGCCACGTTGTGCTTTTTCAGGAAGTCGTAGATGGTCTCAGTGCCCAGGTCGCTGACCATGGTGGTGGTGATGTAGCTGTACTGCTCGTAGGGGATCAGGATGTGGTTGGGGATACCGGCCTCGTCGTACTCGTTGGCAGCCCACACGGCAGTGATGGCATTGTTGATGTCCGTCAAAATCTGCTTGGGGGTCTTGTCCGCCCACTTGGCAGAGGAGCCGGTGCCGGAAGTTGCGGCAGTGGTCTTGGTGACATCGGGGTTGTTGACCAGGCCGGTGGTGGCATACTCATCAAAGCCCACGTAGGTGTTCTGATCCATGTGCTTGTCATAAGCCAGCCGGATGCCGTCCTGCAGCATCTGGTCAAGGCTGCGGCCAATAAAGTTTGCGCGCTGCATATCCACAAACATGACGCGCAGAGCGGCGGCAAAGACATGGGCTTTGAATGCGCCCTTGCTCACGCTGGCCTGCACCACAGGGATGCCGTTGGAACCGCCGCCGTTGACGGCAGAAGCGCCGGAGCCGCCTGCCATACCGTAGGCCACGGACATGGCGGAGATGTAATCGACCCAGCCACCGCCCACCTCGATGGGGATATCACGGGGATAGGTGACGCTGGTGAGGGGCTTGCGGATCAGCGGGTCACGCTTTTCCAGCTCGCTGGTGAGGAACGCATTGCCGCTCTGGATAGCAGCCGCGTCCATGGTGGGAGTGCCGCCGGGCAGTGCAGCACCGGCGTTGTTTACGGTGAAAGTACCGGCATTGGTGGTGCCTACGTTCTGGAAGTTTGCCATAGTCTAAGCCCTCCTATCAGGCGTTTGCACGGGTGAGGATGACCAGCTCGGCCACGCCGTTGGCATCAGCCGCGCCGCCCCACTGGCAGTTGGTGAGTTTGACGGAGTTTCCGGCGGTCTTGTCGTCCTCTTCAGCCTCAAAGCCGCCGACCAGTGCGGTGGCATAGTCAGCGGTCTTGGCAATGCGGACGTAAACGTCACCGCCCAGAGCCGGAGTCCCGCGCTGGCACAGTACGTTGATGCTGCCACGCTGGAACACGCTGCAGGCCTCGCCGGGGGCGTATTTGCCGCCGTTCTGGTCAGGATAGACCAGGGCGCTCTTGACTTCGCTGCCCGCAATGCCTGCGAACTGTGCAGCGGTAGTGCCTGCGCCGCCCATCACGATGACCTTGCCGTTGTCATACTTCAGGGCAGTGCCAAAAGGAATGCTTTCGGTGCCGCCAACGGGGCGGGTGTTGACGATCATATCCGGCTGACGGGCATAAGTGCCAGCAAAGCCGTGGGGCATGGTCTTGCCGATAATCTGAGTGTTCAGGGACATGGTTTAACCCTCCTTCTTCATGTGGGGATTGCGTTCGTTGTAAGCGAGCTGGGAAGCCTGGCACACCTGCTCATACTGGCTCTTACCGGATGCGCTGGCGGCAGCGGCGGCGCTGTCCTGCGCAGCCTTTGCGATGGCATCCACGGAGCTGGTGCCCTTGACCTGCTCGATCAGGGTCTTGGACAGGGCATCACGGGTGGCCTTGTCCTGAATGCCGTTGATGATGGGGCGCATGGCCTTCAGCAGGGCCAGACCGCTGTCATTGGCGGCAGGCTTTGCGCACTCGTCATCAGCGGAAACGGTGGTGGAACCGCTTTCGTCCTCGCCCTCTTCCTTCTTGCCAGGCTTTTCGCCGGACATTTCAGCGATCACATTGTCCAGGTCTTCCGGCTCTTTGTCCTCTGCCTTTTTGGTGTTGGCAGCGATCAGCTGATCCAGCTTGCCGGAAAGGTTGTTCAGTGCGTCCAGAACCGCGGTGTTCTGGGTGTCAGTGGGATCTGTGTCTTTAGCGGGGCCTGCATCCTGCGCCGGAACGGCGGGTGCTGCATCCAGCGCTGCGGCAGCGGTCTCCACCATGCTGTCAAGCTCTTCGGGGGCCGCGTTCTTTGCCGCCAGACCGAACAGAGACAGCAAACTCTTGCTCTTGCTCATGTGTTTTACCTTGCCTTTCTCCGCCGGAAGTTCGGCGGCGCTATCTTTTATTGCGACATCACGGCCAGCGCGCCCACGGGGCACGATGGCGATGTGATTTCCTCTGATATGGGTCTGCCGGTATCCTGCGCCGTCTGCCTCATACTGGCAGTAATAGCCGCAGGACACATCCCGCATGGCCCCGTTCTTGACCTCGGAGATCAGTGTGGGGTCTTTCAGGTACAGGTCAGCCACCAGATAATCACCCACTCGGCGAACATTCTCTGCGTGGCCTTTGGAGTAGGCGGCTTGATTTTCCTGCACGATCATCTCCGAGGGGTGGGTGTTGGTGACATCTTTGCCCTCAAAACTGGCAATTGCCGCCGGGTCAAACACATCCTCGGCGCTTCGTGTCACCTGAAGAACACGCTCCGGCATCCCGTCCAGCCCGATCTCCCGGGCCAGATAGTTCTGCGTGCCGGTACGGGCGATTTTGACATCGTGGCAAATTAAAAAGCCCTCCGGCGTTTCCGTCATGTGAGGGCTCAGTTTGCTTCCATAGTACGCAATCAATCGGCATCACCTCCGCTTCCGTATGCGTTCATCCATTTGTGATATTTTTCGTCATCTGCCAGCTTGTGCCGCTGGAAGGTCTCAAAGGTCTTGGGCACCTTGTCTCCCAGAGCCGTGCGGTAGTTTTCCCACTGGCGGTAATCCCGCAGCCACTTGGAGCGGCCCTGCTCCTTTTTGCGGTAGGCCTCGATCTGTGCCTTGGTGCGCGGGTCCCGGCTGTAGGGGTTCGTTCTGGGGTCAGAAAAGCGCCGGATTTGCTCCAGCTCTTTCTCCGTTCGTCCGGCGGGTGTCCATGGCCTTAAAGCATGTAGACAATTGTGTGTAACTATGTTATTATAAGTATAGAATCCAAACTCCGTTTGAAGATTGTACACTTTTCCCTGATATTGAGAGGTACTAACATGAATAAGCTCACTTACGACAAGAGCACCATCACTAAAGAGGCTTTGGAGTCTTTGCGCGGTCAGCGGCTCACTTATGCTCAAATTTCGGAGCATTTCGGAGTAACACAGTCCACAATCAAACGAGCTTGTATTGATTATGGGATTATTCCCAATCCGAAGCGTCACGCTAAAAAGTTTTTGGATGTTTCTCCTGAATACATCGCATCCAGAGCGGACGAATTTCAAAAGTTTTTGGTTTTGCATAAGCAGGGAATGACTTTTACAGAAATCGCCAATACCTGCAATCGTTCGTTGTCCTACGTTGGAAAGCTTTTTCGCTTGAATGGATACTCCTTTGACTCCACTTACAAAACCAAAGCGGCCCATGAAGCCGTTAAAGGCAAAAAACGCACACTTGAGGATTTGGAACGGCGTGCTAAAGGCAAAGAAACGCATCCTCCTAAAATGAGTAGATGGGAATCTTGGTTTGCCAATTGGCTTACCTCCCAAAGCATTTCGTACATTTACTCTAAGGCTGTCGGAAAATACAATATCGACTTTGCTATTGGGGATTCCATCGCCGTGGAATTGTATGGGGGAGCCTTCCACTCGGACGGACGTGCTGCCGCCCGGCTCAATGACCGCATGAGGTATCTCCTCAACTCTGGTTGGAACGTATACATCATTTGGTGCCTTTCTCAAGAGAGCTGCATATTTCCCGGTTGCCTCAACGACTTTGTCTCGTTCATGGAGACTTCCAGCCGGAACGAATCCTCGAAGGGTCAGTATCGGGTGATTTGGAGTGACGGAGATTTCGTTTCCGCTGGCAGTGACGAGGTGGATTACAGGGCCGTTGTATTCCCTGCAACTATGCGCCATAACGCCCTCAGCAAGTACAAATCCTCCACCGACTAAGCAGTTCGGGTGAATGTTCAGCCAGCTGTTTGTCAGGTCATCCGGCCCGGCGGGGTCTACTTTGCCGAACGCATCCGAAAGCGGAGGGAAGTGCGGGTCTTTACCGCTCTTGCTGTATACTCGGCCCTCATACGGAGCGCAGAGGGCACAGGTTGTGCCGTGTGAGCTGATCTGATACAAGTCCTGCCCCTCGTCCTGCGTCACCACAGACAGGATTTCAGCCTGCCGAGACGTGGTGCGGGAGACCATCGTTGCATAGGTGTGCAGGCTCCAATTCCGTCCCGCCTTGTCTGTGAACGCCGTCACGCCCTCCCGGCGCAGAGCATCCACAAAGGCGGGAACGCTCTGGTTCACACCCCTTCCCACAGCCTGCTGTGCCGCCACCTGCTCCAGACCGATACGCCGGTAAATGTCCGGCTCAGTCCGGCCCAGAAGGGCACTTTGCAGAGTGGAAAGCACCGTCATGTTCCCGTCCACCAGCTGGCCCATGAGGTTCATCGTGAGCTTCTGCACGATATCCGTCTGGGTGCTGGTAAGGCTCTGGGCGTTGGTGTAGCCGCGCAGGTGCTTTTCCGCGGTCTCGCCTGGAATCGCCCGGGCCTCCGGGTGATGAACGTAAAACTGCGCCTCGACCATGCGGGGCACATACTCCCATTCATCCGTTTCCAGCTTTCGGAGAATTTCCTGCACCCGTTCCAGCGCGGCCACGGCGTGATAGTCCACAAGCCCCCGGCTGCGCAGGCGGCCGATCTCGTTGATGATATCGGTCTCAGCCTTGAGATAAAGCCGGATCAGGCGCTGCAGCTCCCGCTCAGGGGATGCTCTTGCGAGAGTAGGCATGTATTATTCGCCCTCCTCGGTGTCTTCCTGCGTCTTTTCTGTCATCAGCCCCGCCAGAGGGTCGCGCAGGGCGGTCACGTCCTGATAGGTCTGGCCCTGCTTTGCGGCGATCAGTTCGTCGGTCAGGGAGCCGAACAGGCCGGTCTCGTCCTCCAGTTTCTTGAGCTCGCGCATTGCCACATCTGCATCCAGAAGCCCTGCCTGAAACGCCGCAATGATGACATCGGTCTTTTCCTTGGCGATCGTCGCCGTCTCGCTGGCGGTCGGTGTCCACAGGGGTGGGAACGTCACGTCAAGGTCGAGCTGCTCAATGCCTGCGCTGCGGGCCACTACAGGAAGCAGCTTGTCCAGAATGGGCCGCAGCTTGCTTTCCCGCAGGGTGTCAACGTAGTCATAGTAGTTTTTCAGGTCGCTTTCGCCGGTGGCGTTCATGCCTGCCGGGGAGCGGCCAAACAGCTTGGTCATGGGGTAGTGGGACGCACCGCACAGGTTCAGGCACATGCTCTCGTACACGTCAGACAGGCCTGTAAAGGTATACTGCGTGTTGCGGATCTGGTTTCCTTGCTCCACCAGCTGCATTCCGAAATTGGAGCGCAGGACTTTCTGGGCCTGCATGGTGTTCCAGAAACGCCGCTGCACATCCGGGCTGGACATGGAGAGCAGCTGCTCCAGCCCCTTTACCTCCATCGTGTTGATGTTCGCCTGGAAGGTCAACGCGGCCATGTTGGCGCTCACGTTGTCGTGAGCCACCACGTCATTATAGAGCGCTTCCACTTCGGACTCGCCCCAGTAAAGCTCCGCCTGCCGTTCCAGATCGGGAAGCTCCCGACCCACGAACCGCACAAGGCGGGAGTGATGGACACGGGCGGCAGTGTGCCCGGCGGCATCGTTGATGCTGTAATACTCCGGGACAAGCTCCCCGCCCTCAAAGGTCAGGCCTGCGTCCGGGCTGATTCCCTGCCAGCGGTCGAGGATGTACAACCCCCGGAAGCTGCCGGGAAGAATAGCCTCGGCATCCAGCGGGCGGGAAAGGTCCTCCTGCCCGTCAATGAGGATAAGCCCGGCGGCACCGCCATACAGGCGGCCCCATTTCAGGCCAGTGCTCACACGGTCACGGAGCCGGGTGGAACGCTCCACGGTCTGGATTGCCTTTCCTTGCTCCGGTGTGGTGCTTTTGAGGTCGTACCACTCTCGCAGCATATCGTCCACGAGCAAGCCCACAACGTTCTGCACCACCCAGTTGCTGCGGTACAAGCTGTTCAGCAGGGCGTAATTGTCCGTCATCCGGGTCAGCGGGTATTCCGTTGCTTCCAGCGGGCTCTGGGAGCCGTACCCCAGCGAGAACAGCGGGTTGGAAAATGCGTCCAGCGTGGCCGTCATCGGTTTCTCTGTGCCCCCGGCGGGGCGGTTTTTGTTACGTCTGGACACGTTCAAACCTCCAATCAGGCAGTGAGTTGATATAGTAGCGCAGGGCATCCGGGCCGTGGTCCTGCTGTTTGATGGGCTTTTCCACGCCCATGATGGCGGCTTTATCATCCCACCGGTATGTGCCAAGTTCATCCAGCAGCCCCTCGCAGTCAGTGGAGATCAGCAGATCGCGGTGGGAAAGGAGCGTGCTGCACTTGCGGATGCCGTTCAGTACGTCGTTGTTTCCTTCCATCACATAAACGCCGCGCTGGCGCAGAGCTGTGATAAAGGACGCTGCCGCCGGGTCAACGATGGCGGCGCAGGGGTCTTTCCCCATAAACTCCATGAAGGCATCGGCATACTCTTCATCTGTTTTCTGCCTGTGCTCCTGGCGGCTGTCCCACCGATATTCCCGATGCACCCGGACTTTCTCGCCGTCATCGTATACATCGAGGTAGACGGTCGGGTTGGTGGTTCCGTAGTCGCATGTAATGGTACGGGTGGAAAGGCTCTTGAATCCCACCGGTGCGTCCTGCGGGCGGTAGGTGTTGGCGGTGGTGTCCATCATATCGTAGATCAGGCCCTCGGCCATCACCCAGCGGCCCAGAATGTAGCGCTCATAGAACACGCCGCTGTACATGCTGCGGTAGCGTTCCCGTGTTCGCTCATCCAGTGACGGGTTATCGTCCATCAAGAAGTGCAGATGGAGTGCCCGGTGTTTTTTGGCCTGTAAGATCCACTCCTTGCGAAACCAATGCTCCGGGTTCTCTGGGTTGCAGTTGAACCAGAACTTGGCACCGGTGACAGAGCATCGGGCCAGCGCCTGCTCCACAAAGCTGCGGGGCATGAGCGCTACCTCGTCCAGAAGCACCCCGGCCAGCGTGATGCCCTGAATGAGCATGTAAGAACTTTCGTCCTTGCCGCCGAACAAGTACACCATGTTCACCTTGCTGCCGCGCTGCACCGTGAGAACGTGGCCGCTGCGGTTGTAGGTGATCTGGAACTGCTGCTGCAAGTACCGGACAGACAGAAGCGGCTGAACGATGTTGCGTTCCACCGCACCCACGCTCTTGCCGCAAAAGGCGAAAGAGCAGTGGTTGAATTCTGCCATCATCCAGAGCACGAAGGACAGGGACATGATGGAGGTCTTGCCGGAACGTACCGCACCGTCACAGATCAGGGCATCGTAGTCGCTTTCATACGGGAAGGTCAGGATCTGTTTTTGCTTTGGGGAGAAGCTCATTTCTTAAACTCCTCCTTCAAGCTCTTGGTGATGGGGTCATCTTCGATGGTCTGGTGGAAGGAATCGCCCTTCTTGCGATCATCAATGACCGTCCACTTGTCAATCAGAGTGCCCAGCGCCGTGGTGATCTGCTGTAGTGTCGCCCCTTCCAGCTTCTCCGGGTCGGTCAGGACACCAAGATAAACGTCTATGATCTCCTGAACGCGCTCTTTCTTGCTGTCCATGTAGTCCAGCATCTCAAGTGTGTTCTGCTCTTTTTTTTGCTCAACTTTTTTCAACATTTCGGACGGAGCCGTTGAAATCAGCCGCTTTACCGTCGTGTCAGATACTCCGTTGAGCTTGGCGGTCTTTGTGTAGTTCTGCAGCTGCACATAGTCCGCAATGATCTTCTTTTTCTGCTTGTCTGTCAACCGCTGCGCACCCACCGCCACCACCTTCCTAAATCAAGACATAATAAAACCCCGCCCCGGTGCGGGGCAGGGTCAAAAAATAAATTTTACAGATACAGCAGCCGGAACGTTTCACGGCCTTTTGGAGTGATAAGCGTCTGCACACCGCTCCACTGGGTCTTGTCGTTCTTTGCTTCCTTCACCTCGAACAGGCCGCTGTTCTTATCCTCACGGGGCATAAGCTTGCCTTTCTGGTCTCGGTAAATAAACTTCTTAGCAAGCAGCCAGTCAACAAACGCTTTGGGCTTGATGCCAAGTTCCTTTGCAGTATCCCGGAAGCTGGTAAGCATATTCCGGTCTACCAGCTCATCGAAATACTCTGCCTTGGGAGCCATGATGTTGTTCTGCACTGTCAGCTCCGAGATGCGAGCTTCCCGGTCTGCAAGGGTCTTGTTTGCCACAAGCAGAGCCTTTGCCATCAGCTCCTGCGGGGTAAGCTGCTCCTGCCCGGCGATGTACCCGCCATTCTTGCGGATGGACGGCAGAACCTCGGACGTGACCCACTTGCGGAACGGAGCCGCTTCCGGCTTGTCACTACGGAGAATAACGTGATAAAGGCCGGATTCGCTGACCACTGTTACATTTTGCGTGCCGCCAAGGGTGTCCATCTGACAGACACCCTTTTCGTCTTCATCCAGCCGTGCGGCAACATTGCGGTCATTGACCACGCCGAGAATGTTACACACGTCCTTGAGGACAAACCACGGTTCGCCGCCCATCTCTACGGTGCGGACTTCGTTGGACTGGTAGTTGAAAATCTGAATGTTGCTCATTTTACTTTCTCCTTTTTGCTAAAGGCCATGCCATCAGCATAAGCCTGATTCACAAGTCGGCAAATTTCATCGATGAGCCCCTTCAGACTATCATTGAGATCCGATTCTTCCATATGCGATGAACGAAGGAAGAATTCTTTGGTAACAGGATAGTTCATTGTAAAAACCTCACATTCTACTTGACTTTTGTTTTTAAATAAAATAAAATGTGAGTAAGAGGAGCTTTTCGTGAATTGCTTTTCTTGTTTACAAGTGGTTAGCTGTTACGAGCGGCTAACCACTCTTTTTTGTACTGTTCAAACTTCTCACGCTGTTCGTCACGGTTCAGCTGTTGAAATTCTTTGAACTTCATGGGCGGCCTCCTTTCCGCTCCTCTTGCTCACAAGATATAGTATAGCACTAACATCTCGTGATTTCTATTGACATTTTGCACGAATATCTAGTGATGTATCTGGATATATTGGACTTGATTTTAGTGCATAATAATGTATAATAAAAATAGGGAGAAAGAAGGTGAATGTATGGCTATTCGTTACAAAGTTGATGTGCTGGCCTTGCTAAAAAGCGCAGGCTATACGCAAACAAGGATTCGTTCTGAAAAAATCCTTGGTCAATCGTATATGTCGCAACTTCGCAAGGGAGAATTGGTTTCATGGGCGGCACTAAACAAAATCTGTGCTCTGCTGGAATGTCAGCCCGGCGATATACTGGAATATATCCCGGACGACCCGATCAAGCCTGAATCCGATGAAGAAACGGACGCTTTGCGTGCCGCACTTCTCAATCAGATCAAAGGTTTGTAATTCAAAGCCCTGCCGCTTGGCGGGGCTTTTTGCATAATATATATCTGCTTTTACCGGACAGTAAGACGTTGCCGCTGCATCTGGAACTTTTGCGGCCAGATGCCCCGCTACTCTCTGCATGCCGTCCCCCGGTCATGCAAAGTCTGGCACTCCAGGCAGGGCTCGAACCTGCAACCTGCGGTTTTGGAGACCGCTGCTCTACCACTTGAGCTGCCGGAGTATAAAAAGCCGCCCTTGGAATCGAACCAGCCGTGCCTACACACACGCGCCGCGCTCCACATTGCGCTCAGGCGGCCATATAGCAAATAAAAACAGCCCACGGTTCGCCGCCGGGGCTGCTTGAGTTGACGCACATCCTGCGGGGCATGCTGGCCCGCTCGGATTTCCGGTGCTGCTGTTCACGGGCGGAGGTTTCAGGGTGTGGGCAAGATTTCAGGAATCCCACACCCACCCGCACACCGGTGGTGAATCACTCCATGCGTCAGACTTGCCGCATTACAGACTTTGCGGCGTTCGGTGCGAGATTACGGAGTTGAACCGTTCCCTGTACTTGCCGGATTCAGTACAGGGCTTCCCAGACCTCGCATAGAAGCAGCCCGCAAAGCACGGTGTCAAAGCGAAAAAGCGTTAAGCGGCATGAACGAAAGGAGAATCCGTACGGGGCCGCACTTTGGAAGCTGCTGAGAAGCGGCGCACCGCTTTGCGCGGTTCCGCTTGTAATCATTTTACCATACTTCGATTCACATGTGTTTCACAACGATTCAAATAAAGCGTAGAAATCAAAGCGCTTTCAATGGTCGTTTTGTACATCCTCCCAGATTTCTGCCAAGGCATCAAACCCCTCGTGGATGTAGGTGGAGACCGAATTGTCTCTGGACAAGCCCACGTCCACCGCGATCTTCTTTTGGGGCTTCAGGTCGATATACCAGCCGCAGATGCACTTTGCTTGCTTTTCGGACCGAGCAGACCCGCTCAGGCAGTAGGCCCGCCGGGCAGCTTCGATGCGCAGTTCACAGAGATCAAGCTCCATCTGCTTGAGGTTCCGCTCTTCTGTGTCGATTCTCTCCACGGCAAAGCCCACCTTGTCACCGGCTCCACCGCCCATCGGCATCCCGCTCATGCTCTGGGTGCACTTCTCGGCAGTATCCCGGATGCGCTGGATCTTCTGCTTCTGGGCCTCGACCTGCTCCGCCAGGTCTCTGCACTGCTGAAACCACGCTTTGACGGTGCGGTAATCCGGAAGTTCCGGCTCGTTGGTTTCAGGTGTCCAGGTTTGGATCATGTATCTGCCTCCATTTCTTCGATTTCGTCGCCCCACGCATCCCAGCCAGGAACACGTTGACGGGCAAAAAGTTCTATTCTAGGGACATCTCCCAGCAATTCAACGATTCTGTGTCTTGTTTCGTCCGGCTTTACGCTGTGTGCCTGTATCGGCGATTCGATCACCTGATGCACCGAATGGCTTTTGACCATTTCTTTAGCCTTGAATCCCGGCGTTACTCCCAGCAAGCACACCTCCGCATTTGCGCGAGTGTATGCTCCCATGCCGTAAAAATTTCCGCCCGATTTATATTTCTTGATCCAAACGAAGGCGGCGGTTTTATAAGCAAATCCCCATGCTTCCATTACCCGAAGTGCATCCGGGACGGTTGGAAACGTGGCCCACATGAACAGGGCGCAGCCCCCCCCTGCAAGCTGACGAACCGGCAACGCGCAGATGCTATCAACATCCATTGTGCGATAGTGCTGTTCTGCGTTTCCTCGGCTTTTTGGTCCGGTTCCGTGCTGGCGGTAGCTCCATGGTGGGTCTGCATATATGACGGAGTACTTTTTGTTTGGAAAGTCCATATCATCCATCCATTTCCTCGATCCAGATTTCTGCTCTGGGGTTTTTCTTGTCGTAATCCACCCGGCTGCCATCGTGAGCGGCCACAATCTGGCTGTTATCGTCCGCCAGAACCTTGGCCTTCACCAAAATGTCAGTTGTAGCCTCTATGAGGTTTGCAAGGTCAACCTTGCGCCGGGTGGCCATGTAGTACACGCACCGCACGTTTACGCGGGCTGTGATGGGGTTGTAAGGCCGCTTGATCTGCCACAGGCAACTTTTCTGATACTGCATGAACGCCTCGCTGGGGGCTACAATGCGGCGGTTTGCGTGGGCCTTGAGGATACGGGCGGAGTTTTTCTTTGTGCGAGGGTCGCCGTAAAGGGTTAGCTTCATGGTTTTCAGCAAAAGATATCTCTCCCTTCCTGCATCCGTTGGAAGGTTTCCTCGTAGGAGTAAACCTTTGCCGGGACGAACTGCATTGTGTTTGCATCCGCCAGCATCACAACATCCTCATGCTTTTCGATCAGCTGGCGAAGCTCTTTCATGTAGGCCACCAGCCCGCAGGCATCCGAATGCGAAACGCCGCGGCCCATCAGCTGCTTGATAAACTGTTTCTGTGTCATACAATCACCCCCATTGTTCTGACATTGCTTTTGCAATGCCGGGGAATGTTTTTGCTCGATTTTTAGCGCGGTCGGTGGTAAACATACCCTTGTTGCGCTCATCATGCTTATGTGCATAAGAACCAGACGGACACCATGTAGCCACAGGCTCCACAATATCTGTCGGGAACAGTGGCGGCAGAGCCTTCAGCCAAAGGCAAGTTTTCTTGCTGTATGGGTGTCCATACTCATACGGTTGCACAGCTTGCGTATACGGTGGCAGACAGAAAACCTTACTCGGCACGGGATTTTCCACGCAGATTCTCGGCACATCTGCCCACCAGAACCGCATAAACAGGTCACGGCCCTGAATGCCCAGCATCACGCGGTCAGCTTGAAGCTGGTGTCCCTTCCAGAGATGCCTTGCTCCGGCATTGCTCAGATATGTGCAAGGCGGGTGTGCAATGAGCAAGTCCCACTTTCCTACATCATGCTCTACGCCGTCCATTGTCACGATTCGCCCCCCTTCAAGAGCCTTCAAAGCATCTCCCAGAATATGCCACTCAGGGTGTCCGCCGGATGGATCCTGAATATCGCAGGAGTAGGCTTCGTGCCCACGAGCCCGGAACGCTTTGCATACTTCCTGCGATTCCTCACAGGCAATTAACACTTTCATGCGCTTCTCTCCCTTGATGGTTTCTGCGGGTACTGCCACTCCACCACATGGTGGATGGTGCTGCCATAGTCAGGGTCCAACCAGCCATCAAACCCGTAGCAGTCCTTCATGTAGACACCGACCTTGTAGCCCTCCTCTTCCGTGTACAAGAGAAGCTGTTCGCTCACGTCGCACTCAATAGTGCCCTCGCATTTATTCTCGTCCACCTCGTGGTGCAGCAGCGGGATCTCACTGGCCGGGTGCCATTTCTGGCAGGTGCATGCAGGGTGTGCGGTAGGTGCCAAATTGACGAGTTTTAACACGTGCTTCAGCGTGGTTGCCACAATGTATGTCGAGGCTGCTTCACATTTCTCAGCCTCAATAATCCATTTTTCAAGATGCCGAATTACATCCTCCGCATAGATCAGGCGTTTTTCAGCCATTTTGATCAACCTCCTTCGGAGGCAAGGGCATCCAGCCCACAACCGGATAATCAACCCTGTTGTTAAAAACTTCGTCCGGATTAAAGTGCCGATACTCCCACCAGCCTTCCGGGATACGATAATCGTCCTGTTCTTCGTCGTAAAGGCCCCAATCCCAAAGATCTTCCCAGTAAAAAGCGCTATTTTGGGACAAGACATTACCGTTCTCATAGTGTGCCGTTGTAATCCCATAGCCGCTAATCGAATTGCAGTACAGAATCAGCACTTCTTCTTCAACCTTCGGCGGGTCCTTGTCAGGACTACGCCATGCGGGAATCATCTTTTCCAGGTCGATGGTGGGAGCCTCGCTCACCATATCTGCGCAACATTCAGCGGTGCTTTCGCACTCGTTTGTGGTTTCGATTCCAATATACCGGGCGTATTCTCGCATTTCTTTTTCAAGATGGGTTGCATCAATCAGGCGTTTCTCATCATAATTGCACTTCGGTCCACACATTGTCCGTTTCCCCCTTCTTGTACTCGTACTCATCTATCGGTAACGGCAAATCCTCAGCTTTTGTGCCCGCATTTTTCATCTTAGCTCCGCACCCGCCGCAAAAAGCATCCGTAAGGCAGGAAATGTGATGACACAACTTGCAGCGGAAGTGCTCGCAGCTAAATCGGTGAGGGTTCAGCTCCCACTCAGACACAGGCCGCAGGCTTTCGGGGTCAATGGTGGGTGCATCCTGAATCATCTGCGCAATAGCGTCGGCCATTCCGCTGTGCCTTCCGAGTGTGCTCCCATTCGTCAGCCCCATGCGGGACACGTCCTCGTACAGTGCGTTTGCGTCGATCGGTCGCTTATCCGTCATAGGGCACATCCTCCATCCTGAATCCACACATCGGGCAAAACGGCGTTTTGAGGCCGCACGGGTTCACCTCGCCACATTCCGGGTTCGCACAGCGCGTTGCAGGCACAGACCACGAGCCGCTTTCCCCGGCACAGACCTCATAGGAGCCGGGAATTTCTTCCCAGTGCGCCACCGGCCGCAGCGTCTTCGGGTCAATGGTGGGCAGATTGCCAAGATCGGACAGCTCGTCGCTGATGCTCTCGCAATACAGGATGTCAGCAGCCTTTCCTTTGGCTTCTTCTTCGGCGAGGTCCTTCTTCAGGTCAGCTTCCAACTCGCCAACATCGACCAGCCGGATAATCTTCTTTTTCTCAGCCATGTGTCAAAACCTCCGTTCTCTTGACATGGATGTCCCGGTACTCCGGGTAGTGGTCGCCCGCCATCTGGCAGGCGTGAAATTCTGCGGCCTGCTGGCTGCTGGCGGTCAGACGGTAGGTCAGGGCCGCGTCTCCTACCGGTCCGCTGCACAGCACAACAACATGATATTTAGGCACTCTTCGCCTCTCCTTTCTTGCGCAAAGGCCTGCGATTTGCAGCGTTTTTGAGGAAATCGGGGGCTTTTGCTGCATCTTCTGGGGGGCGTGTGACCAGTTTGTCACGCCCTGCCCCAATGGGGTTCGTCTTGCGGTACTCTTCCACAGACGTGCAGCCCTGCCGGGCGGCTTCCGCCAGCGCCTTGCGGACATAGGCCCAGCTGTGGCCGCCCAGATCCTCGCACTTGCGGATGATCTCTGTCACAAGGTCAGCACCCAGGCGCTCAACGTAAACGGGCAGCTCTTTCTTGCCTGTTTCGCTCAGCTTTCCGATACGGTCCCGGAATTCTTCAAAAACAATGGTCGTCGTCAAGTCGTCTCGCGCATCCGCGCGCGTGTCGGAGTCTACGATAGTAGACGACGACTGTACTTTGTACTTTGTACTTTGACCTTTGTACTTTGGTGTGCATTTGGTTTCTGCCGGTTTCTCCGGAAAACCATTTGGTTTCTCTCGGTTTTCTGCAATAACCATTTGGTTTTTCTCGGTTTTCTTGGGTCTGCCGCCTTTACTTCCGGATTCTCTATGGGACAAAACAGAACGTTGATACGTTTTAATATTCTCGTCCATGAACGGTCGAAGTGCTTCAAAAGCCATCTGTTCCAGAGGTTCCAGTCCGTCCGGTTCCTCTCCGTGCTCCACATACCGCCGCATCTTGGTGATGGTATTTTTGTACTGCTCAGGTGGAAGAATATCCAAAATCACAAATTTGTCGAATGGAATCATCAACGCTTTCGGCCTGATTTCATCGTCCACGGTGCACCTCCTTCCTTACACGCCCGTATAGCCAGATAGCACAGCTGGGAGGTCAGAACGGGAGATCGTCGTCGTCTGTGATCTCTGCGAAATCATCCGCGGAACCCTGCGAGAAGTTCTGCGCCGCCTGCGGGGCGCTGTAAGAGGTTTTCGCTTTAGAAGTATAACTTTCCGTCTGCTGGTCGAAATCGCGCACAGCGGGCTTGTCTGCCGCCTTTGAGCCGCAAAAGCTGACGTTGTTTGCAAGAACCTCCACTTTCGTGCGGTTGCTGCCCTGCTTGTCCTGATACGAGCGGGTCTGGATGCTGCCGTCAATGGCGATCATGCTGCCCTTCTGGAAGTACTTGCAGATAAACTCTGCTGTCTGCCGCCAGGCAACGATATCGATGAAATCGGCCTTGCGCTCCTCGCCCTTCGGGGTGTATGTACGGTCAACCGCAATGCTGAAGCTGCACACGCTGGTGCCGTTCTGGGTGGTCTTCAGCTCCGGGGTATGGGTCAGGCGGCCCATCAATGCTACGATGTTAAGCATGCGTCAATCCTCCATCTTCCACGCTATCACCAGCGCCGATCTCATAATCGATATTTGCGCCCATCAAGACCTCCGGGCATTCAGCGCGGGCAAAATAAGCAGCGGCGCGATATTTCAGCATCATTTCTGTCATGGAGGGCCAGAAACTTCCGTTTTTATCCCACCATCCGTTCTTTTTGGCCATTGCAACGGTCACCTTGGGGCCTTCTACCTTCTCGCCGGTCACTTTGTCGATGCCAACAAGGCGGCACCCCCATGTATCCTTTCCCTCTTCGCCTTCCATCCGGTAGTGCGTGCGCCCTGCGAACAGGCCGCTGTTATCGATCATGGCCTTGCAGCTCTTGCCACTCCACGAAGGATTGCCACGGATGACGTAAAGGTTCTGCATCACAAACGTCGGATCCATTCCCATTCGGGTGGCCATGTTGCAGGCGACCGCGCAGGCGGCAACGTTTCCCTTGTAGCTCTGGGGAACCATACCGTCAGGAAGCTGTGCATAGGCTTTTCCCATGCTGCATGCGAGCTTCCACGAATCCATGGCCGGGTTGACGGCCTGCACGGCAACCGAGGTTTCCTGCGGCGGAATCGGCGCGATCTGCTCGGCGGGTGTTTTAGTGATTTCTTCAGGCATGATGGATGTCCTCCTCTACAAACTTTACTTCAATAACATTGGCGAAACGCATGATTGCGTCCAATTCGGATTTTGTGCAGTGGAAAACGATCTTACGGTCTCTTGCCTCCTCTTCCTGCGTGAACGATGCAAATTCACCGTCGTCAAACTCGTCTGGGTCGAACCTTCCGTTGATCTCATAGGCGATTGCAGGCTTTGCCAGCTTGATCCTGTAGGGGTTCTGGTAAACGCCTTTGTAATTGTCCGGCATTCCTCTGATCACTGCTTCATGGAGCATCTCTCGATACTCCATCATGTAACAAAAGTCTATGGAATCATAAGGCTCCGGCATGATTTGTTCCCCAGCGGCAGCGTGGATGATATCGACCAGACAAAGAAGCTTTCCGACGCGCCGGTAGATCGAATCAATCGTACTTCTCGTCACGGTATCCGGGAGCTGATTTGACCGGGCAAAATTCGTAAAAAGTGCAATCGCATGGTTCACATCACTTGTCGGCTCGTTCCCGGTGCTGATAAGCCGGAACAGGACATTGTCCGTTCCAACGTACTGGAAAATGCCCTCAGCTTTGTTGGAGAGCTCTTTCACGCGGGCTCTTCTGGATAAAATGCTCATTTACGCCACCTCCCGTTTTTCCATGCCCGCCAGACCAGAAAGACCACGACCAGAACGTTGAATCCGATCCATAAGGTCAGCCCACGGGCCACCGCCTTTGCCGCCGGGGTGGAAAGTGCTTCCACGGCCCGGAACAGCAGCTCTGTTTTACTCACTGTAAAATCTCCTTTCGTTCAAGAATACTTTGCTTTGCCTTTGCGTTTCGGAACATTCCTGCTCTGTGCTTTTCCTTTGCTCTTCAGCACGAATCTGCTCCACGCCGTTGCGCTTCTTTTCTTATCTATGCCTTTGCATTTCCCAGGTCAGCCAGGCTTATCTATGCCTTCGCAAGTCGTCTCGGAGCATCTCTGTGCCTTCGCTGATCTTTTCTTTGCCCCGCATCGCCGTTGCCATGAAACGCTATGCCTTTGCGATGCATAGCAGAGCGGCGCGTATCTGCTCAACGCCATTGCGATGCCTTGCCGCCCACACCACGCCCAGCCTTGCCCTTGCTTTTCGACACGAGGCCCTGCATTTCCTTTGCTTTGCTTATCGAGGCAAGTCTGATCCAAGCGATCTACGCCTATCTACGCCGTTGCGCTGCGCTTTCCAGCTGAGCCTTGCCTTTGCCCCGCGCTGCACTGCAGTGACTACCTGTGCCCCTGCTGAGCAAACTTGTCAGCACAATGCCGTTGCCGAGTTCTGCGCACATATCCGCGCCTTCGCAAAGCTGTTACAGGCTATCCAGCGCCTTTGCAAATCATATCATTGCCGTAGCAGATCAAATCCTATCCATGCAGTTCCGTTGCTCAGTCGATGATGTCAAAGGTGAAGCGGCCCTTGCCGCTGTTTCTCCACTGGCCGATGCCGCGCAGAACGCCGTAGTCCAGCCACTCCAGAACCGCATTCTCGAGCGATTCGTCCATGAGGAGGATTTCAAACTCGCAGGTGCTGCCTGCCGGGATCTCCTCGGAGTTGGCCAGGCTCACACGCTCACCCTGGGCCGTCTGGGCACGCAGGGGGCGCTGGCAGTCGCCGATCTTTCCGTTGACCTTGATGGGGATCATGCGGGGCTGCGGGAAGATCAGGCCGTCGATGACCTTCTTGTAAGCAGAGAGCTTTCCGCTCTCGTTGACGGCCCGCTTCTTGCCGGTCTCTGTCTTGCCGCCCACACGGGCCAGCATACCGCAGGAATCCTTAAAGAATCCCTTGATTTGGTAATCATACAGAACCGGCTCGCCGTTCTCGTTGCGGGGAAACACGGTCATGCCCTTATCTGCCACGGCATCCGCGCCCAGAGCGGCCACCTCGTCCTCGATCGTGGCTGCATCCGGGCTCTTGCTGGCAATGAAATCCCGGGCGACGTTCTGGTTGGAGGGCCAAGTGCCCAGCACCGGCTCCAGGAAGGTGATCTTGACTTTCAGAATTTTGGTTTTCATGCTGATTTCTCCTATATCTAGTGGTTTATGTAATCCAAAACGCATTATCTTGCGTACAGCAGGTTTCCCAGAGCGTCCCGCACCTGGATCATCTCGTAGTGCCGGATATTCTCATCTGCCCAGTGCTGGGCCTTAACGCTGGCGGGCTCCCCGGGGTATTCGTCCGGCGTGAGCGGGTCTGTGAACTGCCTGACATCGCAGCCCCGAGGGCTCTTGCGGTAGGCGTAAGCATATACAATCATGCTCATGCGCCTCTCCGGTTCTGCCGGTAGTCCGGCTCCTCGGTGCGGGCGTGGGTGCGGTCAACGCGGCCATAACGGCGGGCGTTCTGCTCACGATCCTGGGCGGCAAAGCCCAGCCGCAGGAACATCACCGCTGCCAGCACCAGGCACAGGGCCGTGGCGAACTGGCCGTCGGAGATGGTGCTGCCCGTCTGTGCGCTGCCCTCGATGCCCATGCCGTACAGCAGACTTGCGGCACCGCTGGCAGCAGCCAGCCAGTACCAGATGCAGGATTTGATCTTCATATTTCCATTTCCTCCTTGTCGTTCTCATACGGGCGGACGATCTTGCATCCGCGCCGGTGCATATAATCGATAAAACCGTCGATGTAGATTGTAGCCTGCCGCCGTTTGGTATCTTCCCGGGGGACTACCCACCCGTCATACTCGCCGTGTGCAACATTATTCCAGAACTTGCTCGGGCTCATCGGAACGAGGTTTGCCCGGAACATCTCGCAGCACTCTGCAACGCCTTTCATTGTGATCCTTTCCATGCGGAGCCTCCTTTTCGCCCTCTTCCAAAAGTCCCCTCAAGTCATTCAAAAACTCATTGAGCTGTATCATGTGCAGATCCAACGAAAAAATCTCTTCACTGCTTAACCGTTCGGGACCCGGAACAATCGGTAATGCATACCGGTTCAATTTCAAAAGATCACTATCGAGTTGGGATTCGTACTTACCCATGAGCTTACAAATATTATCACGCATCGTAAACTTCATCGTATTCTCCTTTCCCCATAACAGCGGGTTCCTGTGCATCCACAAGGCTGCCCGCTGGTGCACAGTTGCAATCAAACAGGCTGGTCTGGTTGATTTCGCCGAGCTTGTCTACACGAGTTCCGGTTTTTGCGGCCAGCTCTCTAACCGAATCAACAAATGCACAGATAATCTTTTTCCCACCAGCCTCAATGATCTTCGCTTTTGAGATTTTGCGAACATCGGATTTGCAGATACCATTTTTCATAGCTCTGGACTTGGCGTTTGACACCCGAAGTTCAAGATTAAATCCGCGACGTTCCATAGATTCATAGATTTCGTTCCAGACAAATTCAAAATCATCCTCTGTTCCGCCGCGTTTCATGGCAATGGAAGAAATCACATTTTGACAAGCCTTCTTCCAATCTGGCCCAGAATTCAAGCTAAACGCATTCCTCGTTGCTTCAAAGCTTTCAGCCAGTTGTTCAATCTTCCTTGCCTGCTGGTTCTGCTGGCGTTCCAGCTTAATAAGGTATTGCAGTTCCGGGGACAGGTCTTGCAGCTGGTTGGCGGTAGGAGCGCTCAGCTTCTTCTCCATCGCGTTGAACGCGGCAATGTACTTCAGCTTCCACTCCAGCGCCGCCTTGCCGGTAAAGCCCATCACCAGCAGGCTGAAACCGTCCCGGTTCATCAGGTACATGGGGTACTGTTTGCCGCGGTTCTCAAACGTTGTCTCGTAGAACATAGATTTGGCAGCCGAATTTTCGGCCACCAGATTCTTTACTGCATCCAGAACGTGCTTGTGCTCCTTGCCGAAGTTCTCAGCGATCTGGCGGCTGGATACCACCGGCTCACCGTTCTGGGTAGATAAGATAATGTCTGTCATGTAAACCTCCTTGTTGGGGTCTCCCTTCCCGTGGTATAATCGGGCGGAAGGGAGGTGTTAAAATGAGTGCGAACAAAAAAGTTGATTGTTTTGCCGGATACCAGCGGACCGCCGAAAAGATGGCCGCTTTCACCTCTGCGGTAAATCATCTGGATCTCAGTCAGTTTACAGAAGAGCAGCTGCAGGCCCTGTTGGATGCCTGCGACCATGCCAGAAGCTCCTATGCCGAGGAAGCGAACACGGCTGAACTGCAAAAACTTCGAGAAGATCTGGATCGTATCGAGCGCAAACAGGATGAGAATCAGAAAGCACAGGCGATGGATACACAAAAGGCTTACAATGTATCTTTGATCGCCCTTGGCCTGAACGCTTTGGCTATCGTAGTAGCAGTGATAACAGCACTCCTAAGCTGAAGCCGAACGAAAAGCAGCTGATTCCCAGCGCGATGGTGGAAAGCGTCAGCGGGTCGATTTTGTCTACCCGGTTGGAGAGCCGTTCTTTCCAGCCGGGCTTTTTGTTATCATTCACGCTGTCTTCCCTCCTTCTTCTTCCACCAGCAGCTTGTCCACGGATACCTTAAAGTATCGGGCCACCTTCATCAGTTGTTTGATGCTGGGGCCGTAGACGCTGCGTTCCCAACGTCCGAGCGCTCCATTGCTCAGGCCTGCGGCAACCTCTAGTTCCGTTCTTGATAGGCCGTGCAGTTTCCTGAATTCGTCAATTCTCGAAAGATTCACTAGCGATTTCTCCTTTCTGGACTTGAAAATCGCTAGGAAATATGCTACTATGTAAGTGCGAGATACAAGTGCATAAAATCCAGCGCAAGCCCGATAAAATATCAGGGGGCTTTGTTATGTTTTGTCCCTGTGCTTCGTATTATACTAAACAATTGATTAGGTTTCAATAGTGAATCTGCGATTTCCTAATAGTTTGTTTAGATGCACAAAAAATGCGAGGTGTTTTCTATGCGAAATGTGGAAAGAGCTAAACAAATCGCTAAAAGCAAGGGTATAAGCTTTGCATTTGTGTGCGCTCAGATAGGAAAAAGCCGGAGTTACCTGTCTGAAATGCTTGCGAATAATCGGGATATCCCCGAAAAAATGCTAGGCCCCATTGCAAACGCCTTGGGCGTAACAGTGGAAGAGCTTATGGGCGAAGCTCCGGAGCAAAAAGAAAAGCCCACTCCCAGTGAAGAGAGTGAGCTGAATGCGCACGCTAAAGCCATACTATATAAGTATGAGCAGCTTAACCCTGCGCAAAGGGTTATGTTTGAAAAGATGCTTGACGCTGCACTTGAGGCAGCGAAAGGGAAAGAATGAAGATTCGGAACAAAGAGATTGAACCGTTCATCCGGGCGGACAAAGAAGCGTGGAAACGATACAAGCGATCACTCCCAAAGAAAGCCGTCCGTCAGATCGGTTCATCGATCTGGAAGTTCATGGAGAAAACAGCCCCATTCGTTGCATGGTTCAGCGGAATCTTGACCGTCATGTCACAGATTGCGAGTTTTAAGAAGTAGGTAGCCGATCAGAAGATGATCGATGATGATGGTTGCGAGCATCCATTTTTCGGAAGTCATAGGAATCATCCTTTCTGCGCAGCTTCCAGCAGCGCGACAACGTCAATGTCAAGAGAAAGTGCAAGCTTGATTTTCTCAAGTATAACACATTCCGGGGCCGACTTCATCAATTCTGTGCTATGTTCTCGCACTTTCTTTTCCTCCTTTGGTCATTGAAAATTTGTTTTCTGGCAGCCGGTTGGCTGCCTATTTTTGAATCTAAGAGGTGTTTTTATGGCTCGGAAAAAGAATGATATTGTCAACAACGGCGAAAAAACGAAGAAAAAACCAAACGGATGCGCAATTATCGTTGCGATTCTTGTGTTCGGGCTTGCGTTTAGTTTTCTTTCTGCCAAAAATATTGCAGACGATGTTGACGTTGTATTCGATGCCACAAAATATGAGCACGAAGACGGTTCCGGCCTGACAGAAGATGAACTTATCAGCATGATCGGAGAGCCAGACAGTACCGAAGACTGGACTTACAGCAACGGTCAAGCCATTCATACGCTGTTCTATGGAAACAATACATATGATTTCGTATTTGAACGCCTGCATCGAATCACACTTTATGACGTTTTCCCTTATAAGTATAAAGATCAGTTCCTTACAATGTTCAACCTGAAAAAGACAGGTAAGACCACTGTAAACGACACCGGAACATGGTATCGCGCTTATAACTGCGGAATCAATGACCTTTGGCTCAATTATGAGAACAATAAAATCACAACGTCTATTATCACCTACTCAACATTCTTCAATTAAATTTGATTATGACATGGCAAGAGAAAAGCTTCCTAGTGAATTACCTTGGTGACCGGGAAAAGAAGTGGGGGCTCCATGATGATGTAAAAGATCGGTTTTATCCTTTCGACAAAAATGTCAAAGAGATCATTTCTGAAGGTTACATCATTGACACTCCTGAAAAATATGCTTTAACAAATTCCGGTAAAACAGTATCAAAAGATTTCAAGAAAACCGAAAGAGACCGACGAAACGCCGCACACCGAAAAATAATGTCGCTTGCAATGGAAAGAGACTATCTCGGTGCATATAATGCCCGTGCAGAGTACGAACGAAACAGTGTTATTCCTCATGGAATATCGATTTCTTTTGGCTCCAGCCTTACTTCTCCCGGCTCATCATCATCTCAAAACTCAATTTATGAGTATTGGAAAGAAGAAAAGGAAATTCCGTCCAATGTTCTCTGCTATATTCGCAATTCAGAAGCTATCGATTTTTCGGATTGCAATAATTCGGAAGCGTTCAAGAGTGACTTAAGAGCCTTTTATGTTGGAACGCAAATATCCGGGAGCAGTGATATTTCTCTTCCAGATGATTTTGAGACGTATCGCGGAGAATACTTAAATTGCCCGTCTCTGGAAAAGCAGCTAAAAGAAAAATGCCTTTTCAAAAAGATTCCTCGGTTAAGCATCTACTACAACACAAAGGTTCGTGTCTTTAATTTTATTTCAACTGGGTTGATTGATTCGTGGGATGGAAATTTTCAGCTTGGAACCTACGACTGCACAGATCCATACCATTTTGAGATGGCAGAATTTGAATTTTACTCTGAACTCGGAATCACTTCATTTCCAAAAACCTTCAGAACTTATTTTAAGCATAAGAAAGACAATTCGGAAAAGTATCAGGCTTGGATGGCAGAGATTGGAGACCGAAGACTTGAACCTATTAAGGCTTGCCATAATAGCTAATTTCCTACCACAAACGCATTATACATCTTTCAGTTGTAATATTCAATAGATATTACAAAATAAATTCGATTTTTCTGAAAATAGTTAGATTTTCACTTGAAGTCATCCAGCCGCTGCATCTTCTGCAGCAGCTCCCCGGCAAGTTCCCCGCCGGGGCAGTTGGCGGCATCCAGCAAGCGCCGGACGCTTTCCGCCTTGCGGATCGCATAGAAGCGGGCCCGGGTCTGACACTCGGGCGGCATATCCTCATAGCACGCCAGGGCGGCGCGGATGTGGGTGCAAAAGTTCTGCATCTTGTCCATAGATTATTCCTCCCAGGGCTTCGGAGTGGGCCGCGTGCCGGTGAGCACGCTGGCGGGCATTCCGTCAATGATGGTCATATCGGGGTCCATGCTGATCGTCTGACTGTTTTTCATTTCATTTTCCTCCTGTTTTTGGTAATATTTACATCTTATGTACCAGATTCTACCATGCGCCAGAGGAAAATGAAATTGGTGTAATTTTTGTCGAATGGCGCAGAGTTTTTCTGCGCCATTTTGCTTTTATAACACGCTGCGTTTAGGGGTGATAAGTATGAGTTATTTTACCGCTGTTCAAATTGGGAAGGCGCTTTCAAAAGCGCGGGTATCCGCCGGGCTAAGTCAAAGAGAGATCGCGATTCGCATCCAGAAGGGAGAGCGGACGGTGCAAAGCTGGGAAAAAGGAGACACAAGCCCAGACAGTGACGAGATCATGGATTGGTGCGCAGCCTGCGGAGTGTCCCCCATATCTGTTTTCATGGAGATGTTCCACCCAGATCTGTACAAAGTGCCGGATGACGGCAAGGCCGACGATGAATTAAACGCGGAGTTGAGCCGTCTCGTGGTAAACCTGCCGCCGCTGACGAAAAGGCTGCTTCTCTTCATACTGAAGGGAAGTCACGGCAGCAGCCCGCCTGCAGTTATCTCTGAAATAGCCGCAAACCTCCACTGCCCTCTCAACAACCGGGTCAGCGTGTGCGGCACCATCATCGATCAGTACAGCTTCGCCCAGATCAGAGGGCTTGACCCGTGCCCGGACGAGCCTCATCCCCCGATGGAGGATTTGAAGATCAATTACAAGTCGGGGCGCGCAGCGTCAGAGAACGGCGCTCTGGGCTATATAGGGCGCAGAAAGGAGTAGTGCATGAAGTGTGTCAGATGTCACGTAAACATCCCGGACAAGGCTTTATTTTGCCCGTGGTGCGGAAAGCAGCAGGATGCAACGTCCGCTCCCGTGCATAGAAAAAAGCGCCGCCGCCCAAAGGGCAGCGGCAGCGTGTACAAGCTGAAAGGGGTCCGGGCAAGGCCCTATGTAGCCGTGACCGGGAAAAAGGAAGTGCTGGGCACATACGGAACGCCCGGAGAAGCCGTCCAGGCGCTTGACGCATACAACGCCCAGAACACCCCGGCAGAGCGCCTGAAGTGTACTTTTGCGGATGCCTACGAAAAATGGCGGGCACAGCCGAAGTTTTCCAGTCTCAGCCGGGACATGATAAATGGATACGAGCTGGCTTTCAAAAAATCCGCTCCGCTGTACAGCCGACAAATGCGAGACCTGAAAGCGGAGGACTATCAGCAGATCATAGACCAAATGGTTGCAGACGGTCTTTCCCGCAGCTCGTGTGAGAAGCAGCGCACCCTTTTTAGCCAGCTATGTGAGTGGGCAATGGCCCAGGACATCATAAACAAGAACTATGCCCAGCTCCTTCACCTTCCTGCCGCAGCCGGAAAGGCAGAGCGCACCCTTACGGCGGACGAGATCGCCCGGATCAGCGCCTACCAAAATGACAAGCGCTTTGGTCAGACAGCGCAGATTGCTATGGTGCTTCTCTATACCGGCATGCGCATCGATGAGCTGCTTTCCATGCGCTGCGAGAACGTGTACCTGAAAGAGCACTACATGCAGGGCGGCGAAAAAACGGAAGCGGGCAAAAACCGCATCATCCCTATCCTTGACCCCATTTACAAGATCATCGCCTTCTGGATGATGGACAGCGGGTGCGAGTGGCTGATACCTTCCAAGGCTGGAACGAAGCTGGACAAGAGAAACGTGGCCACAAAGTTCCGGGCCTTGATGCAGGAGTGCCAGATCGATGGCGTGCACCCGCACACCCTTCGCCACACGGCCAGCAGCAAGATGGTGGAGTGCGGTCTTGAAAAAACTGCCGTGCAGGCTATCCTCGGCCACAAAAATTTTTCCACCACAGCAAACAAGTACGTTTCCCACAACGACCCGGCATACTTGTTACAGGAGATGCAAAAGATGAAATACTGATTTCGTTAGCTTGTTTGTTGGTTTATTCCGAATTTTTACCGTTTTTTGCCGTGTTTTCACAAAAGAAAATGCCGTTCATGTGATTCAATATCACGAATGAACGGCATTTTTTGGAGCTAGTGACAGGAGTTGAACCTGCAACCCACTGATTACAAATCAAT